CAGCCTTTATGAATGTATTATGCCAAGCGTCACATATCTCACAGGTTCCATCATCAAACGTAGCATCATACTTAAATCCTACAATAACGCTAGGGTCAAATACTTCTCTCTGACCTATGACATAGGCACCTGCCATTACTCCCGCAAGTAGTATGGTTGATTTATTCTCCCCAAACGCCTTATCAAGCTCTGTCTCAATGTCCATAGCAGTAAGGTCAGGAGACACCTGATTAAGTGCCGAGTTCCTCACTATATAGAACATGCTTCTATCAAGCTCGTCATAAAACCCGTTAAGGGCCATATAAACATCTTGACTTAGTATCTCTTCAGCAGCCGTAGGAGCTACACTCTTTCTCTGTATGATACTGGCCTTCTTTGGGACCATTCTTTCTGCTTGGCTAACGCCCTGTTTACGGGAGTCTTCTGCTATCACCCTAAGTGTTTTCCTGAGTTCAGTTCCACCCCTATGTGATACCTCTCCAAGCCTCTGCCTGATAATACCCAACTTAGGTACACCATTAACCATGATGTCAGGTCTCCACTGGCCGTTACTATCGAATAGAACCCTGCCTATAGCAGTCTCCATAATGGGCCTTACTTTAGCAATGGCTTCTTCCCAACTTACAAGGGCATCAGCCTCAGCTACCTTAACCTCTTTGCGGTACTTCATCATATCAGCCTTGGACCTACCAGCAGGGGCCGATAGCTCTATAGTATGGCTACATGCATGAGCCGAAATAGCATTACTATCATCTTTCTCAAGCTCGTCGGGCCAGTTTGTGCCAATACCCTCTACCATAACCTTAATAATGTCGTTCTGTACCTGAGCGGGTATCTTCTCTGTGAGGACACCAGACTGGTACGCTGAAGCAAGGGCTGCTAGTATAGGGGCGGGGTCCTCGTTACGAATTACGGCGGGAATAGATACCAGCGTCGGGGCTGGGTAATCTTCCATACCATTCCACTTCAAGAGCCTTTTAATAAGTTGCTCATTCAGAATCTCAGCGTATGCCGCGCCGTAAGCCGATAGTACCTCATCCACAATGCCCTTAGACATTTCTCTACTAGCATAGGAACCAGTGTGTAGACCTTCGGCATTTATACTCTCATCATATAGTATAGCCTTCCTGATTTCCTTATTACAGATTTCACGAATAGCATCTATATAATGCTTACCAGCCGCACCGTTAGGAATCTTAAGGTCTAGGTCTACAGTGTCAGGGAGGGTTACAGAAGGATTAGAACTCATTCTTTCAAGAATGGTCTGTACCCTATCCCTAAGCTCTGCGAAGTCAGCCTTCTTTATCTTGCCAACCCTAACACCTGAAGCATTAGAGTCCATGAATACACCGAACGACCTAAATAGGTGGGTCTTAAGCTTCCATGCGTTGTATGCCGCATAGAGAGCAGACCTGCCATAAGGGTTGAAGGGAGTACCGAATGGAGCGTAATATATACATCTGTCCATAGGTACTGGTGTACTAGCGCCAGTGGTTAGTTGATTAACCTGCGTTATATTGCCGTGTCTATCGGTATCAAAGCTGAAGTTATCAGACGGCCTCACCTTAATAGAGCTAAGCCCAATTATCGAGCCAAACTCAGGGTCATCCATTACCTGTTGGACCTCTTCAGCAATAACGAAGCCTGATATCATGGCCTCTCTATATACTTGGTCCCTCAGGATACCAAGGGTTGACCCCGGTATTACATTAAGAATCTTTCTTATAAGCCTTGCAGACTCAGCAGCCTCGCCGGAACTATCTGCCTCAAGAATCTGGAAGCCCGGCATGGACCCAGTAAGGCGTAGTTCCAAAGCAGCTAGAACTTCGGCATCCCTAAGCATGGCCCTATATTCGGCAATGCCTCTAGCTGCTATTACAGGGTCTTCATTAGTGGTTAGCTTAAAGCTTCCCCATGAATCCCTATCTAATACCTCAGGCTTTGCTACTTTATTAGCAGCAGCAAGCTTTATCATATCATTCATTAAAGACATCTGTTACTCCTCATCAGTACCTAGGATGTTCCTTACAACACCCTCAACTACGCCAGAGGGTCGGTAGCTTTCGCCAAGTATCCACACACCGTTGATGCCAGCCAGCCAAGGGGCTAGGGCTAAACCTACTGGGGAGTTGAATATTAGAAGTCCAGCCCAAAGCAAGTCAAGGGCTACCAGTATGATAAACCGCTTAGACTTGAGATTAACCTTTTCCGTGGCCGGTAGGGTTCCCTTTTTCTTATCTGCCACTATTCACCCTCTCCATAGATTTCATGTTCCAACATATATCTTACCCACTCTACATCTGTTTCTATACGGACAAGTGTAGCAGTTACATCACTAATCTCATCGGTATTTTCTAGGATAAATACGTTGTTTTCCCTAATATCACAAGAATTATCTGAAATAGATTTAGCGTTAGCACCCAAGGCAAAAGCCACTGCAAGTACAGTTACTATTATTGGCCACCATGTCTTTATCGAATTAAGCATATTGCTCCTATCCCAAGTGTATAGAAAAGTGGGGCAATATACCCCGTTAGCATCCCCCTAACATATACAAGACAATTATGGGTGTTTATGTTCCCAAAATGGGTACTTATCTTCTTGGTCTTCCCGGCCTTCCCTTTAGATAAGCCCTATGTCAATGCCACCAGTTGACTTAACAACCTCCCAGCCAATAGCCCCACCAGTTACTTCCCACATGCAATACATAACTGCATCTGCCTTATCAGGAGACCTACCTAGGCTTGTCTTTATCTTAGCCTTTTCTACTACCTTTAACCTACCATGAGCATCGGGCACGGTCTTTAATGACGTAAGCTCTCCCATTAAATCATCGTCAGGTGGTAGCCAGATAGGATTATCTGATTCAGGATTAAGTAATTGTCTAAGGTTCCAATAGCCCAAGGCTCTTAGGTTAGCAAACTCTATACCATCTTCGTTGCCACCAGACGCACTGCCACAGAATCTAAAGACAGACATCCTAGCCTGTTCCAATAGCATACATATAGTGCCACCTATACCTATGGAGTCTATGTTAAACTTCTTAAGCCTCTCACTAGGATATGGCACCATTATCTCTTGGGAAGCAGCCAGTAGATTATTGGCTAATTCCTGCTCCTTAATGCCAGCCCATTGTTTAAGCCCATTTACACCCCCTACACAGCCATAAGCTAGTACGGTAGTGTCATCACCCTCTCCGGCTACATCTATGCCGCCTTGGGTAGGTTCTGGCCTTATTTGGGGGTATCTAGCCATAGCAGCCTCAATCCACTCAAGGGGGATTAACCCACCCTCTTCCTCAGTGGAGAACTCACCTAAGACGTAGTTGCGATACACGGCACTTCCTTCTCCATATTGTTTGCGCCTTTGCTCAGCCCAGCCAGCACTAACCCTACCCTCTGCAATAGAGTCCTGTAAGGTAATCCTCTTAGGGGTCCAGTCATCTAGCCCTCTCTTACGATTATGTATATCAAAGAACCTGCCTAAAGGTGGGCCGGGGGTTGATACCGCAAACACATGACATTCACCACTACCCAATGCTCCCTCTAAAGCATCCCACATAATAGGGGGGATTGCCTTGGCTTCGTCTAGTACCAGTAGTAGGTAGTCGGCATGTACGCCCTCTAGTAAGTCAGGGTCGTTGGATGACATTGCAAAGGCGGTTCCCGTTGGACCCTTAATCTCAGTCATCAAGATTTCAAACTCGTGCTTATTAAGCCCTAAGACATCCCACTTAATGCGCCTACCCCACTTATGTACCTCTGGCCACAGGAATCGGGATAGTTGTCTGAAGACTGAAGCTGTGGTTGCAACCTTCCATTCATGTCCAGCCATGTGATGTTTGAGGATAAATGCCCATATAGCAATAGCAGCCCCGGCAGACTTACCTGCACCACGGGGCGCTCTCCAACAAGCCCTGTCTGTTTCAAAGACATCGTGAACCATTTCCCTCTGGTAGCTTGCCAAAGAGATTCCGTCTAGGTCTAGGCACTCATTAAGAAACCACTCAGGGGTAAACTTATTAAGGTATTTAGCTCTATTCCGTTCCTTTAGCTCCGTCAGGAGCCTCATGCGGTCCTGTTCCGGCCAGTCCCTCCATGATGCCATGTAGTCCTCCTAAGAAGAAGTCATTAAATACATTGCAGAATTGTTCTAGCTTGATGTAGTTCATTCGCCATCACCTTCTGGTAAGAGTTCAAAGTCAGCCTCAACGATATTAGTATCACCAGTCGCCAGTAATTCCAGCTCTGCTTTAATGGCCTCATCTATATCAAATGAACTGATAGCTAACTTGGTGGGGGCATCCAATCCTAGTAACCTTGCCCTACGCTCCATAAGCTTAAGTCTCTTATCAACAGATTGTACGTGCCCACTCTCTGAAAGAATAGCAAGACCACGTTCCATACTGTCAAGTTTTCTAAGCTCCTTTAGTTTCCAATTATGCCGTTCCTCAGGCTTAGTCTCTTCGGCCCATAGTTCTAGTATAGCCTTAACATCATTACATATAGTAACATGGCTAACCCCGTAAAGAGCCGCCATTTCCCTGTATGAGTAACCCCTTAGAAGTAACTGGGCTACATCTATCCTACGCTTCTTAGCCTTAGCAGATAGTGTCTTTCTAGCCTTTGACATCTTTACCCCCCATTGTGTTCCCTATCGTGAAGATGCTCATAAGCGGCATCCCTAGCCCCGTTTGAAGATATATACAGCTTGCCATCACACGCTACATCTAGGCAACGATATACTATCCACTTACGAGATTCGTCTCCGGGGAAGGTCTTAAACTCTATCTCTGCCATGCTTGAATATGGCATCAGTACCTCGTGGTTCCTTACAGCTTCCAGAGCCTTACAGCCCTTTACATGACCCGTTTCTACTGACAACATTACTTTGCCTCCAAAGGTAAGAATCCATTAAGTCGCAATACGTTGACTACTTCCTTCATACTACTACACACCACGGCGTACCAGCCCCTATCTATAAGAGCCTGTAGCCATTCATCCTGCTCACTACTGGTTTTGTTACTACCATATTTCAATTCAATAGCAACGCCGAACCTATGCTGTACCCATTCAAATATGAGGATATCAGGGGCACCCTTCTTCATACCCTTGCGTTTGAGGCCAGCGCCATACCTTCCAGACCGCCTACCCTCATTGGGTACATGCATCCATAATAGACCCAAGCCATCCAGTAGTTTGGCACAGCCTACTTGAAGGTCGTCTTCAGACTTAGCATAAGTGTCTAGGTTAAGGGCTTGTTCTACAAACAGGCGTTCCTCAATAGACTTAAGCATCTGTGCCTACTAGGGTACTAATCCACGTTTCCATCCCCATACCAAGCCCCTTAGCCAAGGAAGGGTCACAAGACTCATTCATCATGTTTGATATACGGATAAACTCAGCCTTAAGCGCGGATAGGCTTACTGTTATATTGCCGGGGATATCAATAGAATATACTCCTATATCCCTACCGTCAGGTATTAAGCTAATACCAAATCTTGACATACTATCTGCAAGTGTTGGTATATCAGTTCCATAGTAATCAGCATGGGCGTAGTCATTATCCTCAGTTCTAAATACTATTAAGGTATCTGGCAGGGTTGACCCCGGCGTGGACCCAGTAAGGTTCAGTTCCAAAGCAGCCTGAACTTCAGCATCCCCAAGCATGGCCCTATATTCAGCAATACCCCTAGCCGCTATTACAGGGTCTTCATTAATTGGATTAGGCATTAAAACTCTCCATTCCAAGAAAACGCAATATTACCTTGTGGACTCATATCATTTTCGTAAAATAACAAAAACCGCCCACCCAAATATTTGGGACATAATTGAACCTTAACTGAAGTGCCACTAAAACAAAGACTATCAGGTGAATCATTCCAAAACACCACACTTATATAAGCCGTATCTGTACTTGTTGGATTAAAGCCAAGTGTGCCTAAGCCATCTTCAAAACTATATTCATATAGTTCCCCATCCTTGTATATAGTTACAAGAGCATTGTCATCTGTTTCAACAGTATACCTTATATAATATTGGGACATATCTATAGGCTCTGTAGGATTACTACACCCACATAGTAGTGGGGCTACTGCCAACATAATCACAACTACTACGCACAATACACACTTCTTACTCAGGTTGGGCTTTTTCATTATCTTCAATCTCCTTTTGCCTACGTTGTTGTTCTCTCAACCTCTCTATTTGGAATATACGCTTAAACCGTACCACGTCAAGCCGGTCCTTTAACTCAATGAATTTACCCATCTGTTGGGGTAGGTACCTATTCTTGGCTTTCCTCGATTTTGCCATAACATCCTATCTGGTTGTGATATTGTTACCTTCCTACCTATACAAGACAGAATGGGGGTAAAAAGTTCCCATGGTAAGAGCCTTAGGTAACTGTGCCATTTTGGCACACCTAGAATACCTCCTTATAAATGGGGACTAAGTGGGGCTTATGTAGGGGGACCATGTTGCTACTGTAAACAACATCTATATTTTACGGCTCCCTTTTGTTTACAACATTTGTATTGTTGCATTATGCCACACCGTCATGCAATTTGCAAGCCCTACTATCTGTACCTGTTTTGGGTATAGTACGGTATATGGTCGTTTGTGGCACTTTGTATAGTTTGGCAAGGTTCTTGCTTCTATATAGTGCAGATGGCTGAGAGGCCAAAGTTCTTTGACAAAGTGGGACGGGTGAACGGGGGGTTAAAGGAACCCCACCCGATAGCAACCCACTGACCTGCGGGAGGCAAAATAGCCGAGGGTTGAGCCAACCGAAACTTGACAGGATAGAATTTGAGGATATACTATAGAGGTAAGGGTTACTTGGTGCTACAGTTGAGGTTACTATTGAAGTATATATACTAGAGGGAGTTGATAATGAGACCTATTTACGAGGATAAGAGTGACGCTGTAAATGAAGAGCGTCTGAGGGCTAAGGTAGAGGGAGCTTGTTATTGCAAGCTATATAAGGTAGGGATGAAGTATGGGGCTGACTACTTTGGCTTCAGGGCAAACAGGGCGGTTTCCTTGGTGGAGATGAAGAACAGGACTTGTGAGTCCACCACCTATGATACCTACATGATAAGCCTAGCTAAGGTAAAGAAGTGCTTAGAGTATGGGGAACTTCTAGGGGTTCCATTTGTTGTGGTGGTAGAGTGGACAGACCGTACAGGTTATGTCACAATAGACAGGAGCATGGTTAGGAAAGACACAGTAAGGATGCAGCTTCAAAACTTCAGGGGCGACAAGCAAGATATAGAACCTTGCTTACACATAGGGATAGACCTATTCAAACCGTTAGGAGAAAAGGAATGAGCGACAATATGAGACACTGGGATAATCTTTGTGAAACCGACCCCAAGTTCACCAAGAAGGTAAGTATGGGGGGTGGGTTCAGCCTGACCACCATATGCGCCCAATGGCAACGGCAGAGGATGACTGAAGAATTTGGCCCCGCGGGTGTGGGGTGGAAGTATGTGTGTGACCATTCCATCATAGAAGCACCTACATATGGCTCCTATGCAGTATGTGATGTCACCATTGGCATCAAGGAAGACAGCGAGTGGTCTACATGGGGTCCAATACGGGGAATGGCTCCATTTGTTGTCAAGAACAGAAGTGGGGAGTTTTTCGATAAGGAAGCACCCAAGAAAGCCATGACAGATGCTCTTACAAAGGGTATGTCTGATGTGGGACTTTCTGCTGACGTTTTCCTTGGGAAGTTCGACAGTAGCCCCTACGTTAACGAGATGAAGGCCAAGTTCGACGAGAAGGCACCTGAGAAGCCCGTTAAGGCAGAAACACCTGTTGCCCCACCTACAGAGCCTACGGAGCCTAGACTGTCCCTAGAGGACATGAAAGCCAATTATAATAAGGGTTTGGACACGACTGCACAGACCTTCGGCAT